AAAAAAATTCTGCAAAAATTTTTATGAAACAAGAATTAATAGACAAGCTACCCCCTGACGCCAAAAAACAATTCCTTAAATACGCAATAAAACTTTCTGAAAAGAAAACTAAATCAAAAGTCCACGATGACTTCTTAACTTTTGTCAAACACGTGTGGCCTGAATTTATCGAAGGTAAGCATCACAAAAAAATTGCTGACAAATTTAATAAACTTGCAAACGGTGAGATCAAAAGACTAATTATTAATATGCCACCAAGGCATACCAAATCAGAGTTCGCGTCCTATCTTCTACCCTCTTGGATGGTAGGACGTAGACCTAATCTAAAAATAATACAGACGACCCACACAACGGAACTCGCGATCCGCTTTGGTCGAAAAGCTAAAACCTTAATGGACTCCGAGGAATACAAACAAGTATTCCAGACAAGACTACGAGAGGACAGTCAAGCAGCTGGTAAATGGGAAACCGAACAGGGCGGTGAATATTATGCAGCCGGTGTTGGATCTGCGATCACGGGCCGTGGAGCGGACTTATTGATTATCGATGATCCTCACTCGGAGCAAGACGCACTGAATATGACTGCAATGGAAAGAGCTTACGAGTGGTATACATCAGGACCACGTCAACGTTTACAGCCGGGTGGAGCAATCGTTGTCGTTATGACAAGATGGAATATGAAAGATCTAACCGGGATGTTATTAAAATCTCAAAAAGAATTAAAATCAGATCAATGGGACATCATTGAGTTTCCTGCAATCCTACCAAGTAATAAACCTGTCTGGCCACAATATTGGAAGTTAGAAGAATTAGAATCTGTTAAAGCCAGTTTGAGTGTGGGTAAATGGAACGCACAGTGGATGCAAAACCCAACATCTGAAGAAGGTAGTTTAATCAAACGAGAATGGTGGAAGGTTTGGGATAAACCTTACATCCCGCCGCTCGATCATATTATTCAAAGTTATGATACAGCTTTTCTTAAAAAAGAATCCGCCGATTATTCTGCTATTACCACCTGGGGAGTCTTTTATCCAAACGAAGATAGCCCTGCTAATCTAATATTACTCGATGCATTCAAAGAACGATTGGAATTTCCAGAGCTAAAAAAAGAAGCTTACGAGCAATATAAATACTGGAATCCAGAAACGGTGATCGTGGAGGCTAAAGCATCAGGACTACCGCTCACTTATGAGTTGCGAAAAATGGGGATTCCTGTTATAAATTTCACTCCCTCAAAAGGTAATGATAAACACGCGAGGGTAAACGCTGTAGCTCCACTCTTTGAGAGTGGCCAAATTTGGGCGCCTGATGAAAAGTTCGCAGAAGAGGTTATAGAAGAATGTGCATCATTTCCTTATGGAGATCACGATGATTTGGTGGACAGTACGACACAAGCAATAATGCGTTTTAGACAAGGAGGGTTCGTGGCGCATCCAGAAGATTTAATAGAGGACTCATTGCCTCAAGTTGAAAGAACGTATTATTAATTATGATATTAGCAGCACCTTTAGTTATCCCATTTGCAGAAGCCGTAGGAATTTCAATTGCTACATTAGGTATGGCAAAAGCTGCAGATATGGTCAATGATTATATTCAAGAGAATCCTGAACAGTCGATGAAAATTTTATCTACTATCGTACCAGGTGTTGGTATTGGTGAGATCTTTATGAAAAAAGGTAAAGACGAAGAAGTTGAAGAAGAAGTTGAAGTAGAAGATGTGGATGCAAGAGATTTAACCAGGGCTGAAAAAGCTAAAGAAATGAAAAGAAGATTTAAAGAAGGTACAGGAGATAAAAGAGAAATAGGAAAAAAAGGTTATGAAGAAATTATTTTGCCTGGCAAAGAAGATGAGATGCTAGATGAAGCAGAAGATAGATATGATGGTGGTTTAGAAGAAGTAAGTAAACCAAAATTTGATTACAAAAAGTTTTTTAAAAAGAGATACGCGGACGGCGGTGCGATAGGCATTGAAGTTCTATTCGAAGAAAAGAAACCAAGACAAGGATTATTTATGGGCGGACCGGCTTTGACTGGTCAACCTTTAGCTATTTACAATTCTATGAGTGCGTATAATTCTTTCACAGATCAAGAGATAGCAAACGCTATTAAAGAAGCAGGATATAGTTTACCAACTGCAGATTCAGGGACAACACCACCAGGTTCAACCCCAGGTAATAATTTAGGTTATCAAGGTGAGAGTGATAATTTTTCTCCATACAATCCTGATCTAAATACAATTAGATCTGTTAGAACAGATCCAAGAATCGCTGCAGCAAACGAAGCAGATGTAAGAACTAAACAATTAACTTCTATGGGTATCAATGATCCATTTGCAAATGAAGCATCTTTAAGTGGTGCTTACTATGGAGATATGCCGGAAGACACTAGTAATCAGATCGGCAAACAAAGTATGTTTGCAAAAGCTAAACAAGGATTAACAGGTTTAATGGATAACCCTATTACCAGTGCAATTGGCTTTGCAATTAATCCTGCATTTGGAGCCATAAAAGGAATAGCAAAAGGAATAGGATCTATGATTCCAGTTAATCAAAGAGCTATTCAAGAAAACATAATGGGTAATTTAGGATTTGCAGTTAATGACATTGGTCAAATAGTTTCTACAGGAGATTATGATGATGAATCTGGAGATAATGTTATGGCTGGATATAATTTAAATAGAATGACTGTTGATACTTTTAAAAATAGAATTGATAAAATTAGAAATAGAAAAATAGCACAAACTGCTGCTAGTAGAGCAAGAATTAAAGCTATTGAAGAAGCACAAAGAAAATTTCAATTAGCTGAAAAATTAAAAGCAGAAAAATTAGCAGCAAAAGCACAAGAAGAACAAAGAGCAAGAGAAGCTGCAACAGCAGATAGAGCAAGAGCAGCAAATGCAGGTGTATATGCAAGTGCCGACAGACAAGGTTTTACAGATGGTAGAGGAGGAGGTTTTGGTTCTAGATCTACAGGTACTAATGAAAACTTTTCTAATAGATCAGGTAGAGGAAGAACCGGATATTCAGAAGGCGGCCTCGCTACGATGTTCAAAGAGAAAAGATAATGGAATTAAAATACAACGAAATAATTGGTGCAATTGTAAAACCAGATGATACACCTGCCACACAAGCAGAGATATTAGAATGGGCTGCAGCTAACCCAATGCCAATAGAAGAACCCAAGAAACAGAACACAGCACTTCTAGAAGAAGTGATTGAAACATTTAACAAAAGAGGATAGATTAGCAAAATGGCTGAAATAGATAAACCATTACCGAATACAAAAACAACCATTGAAGTTCCAGGTGAAGTAGAAATTCAAGAGGCAATCAAAGAAAACGTAGAAGAAGTTGAAACTAAAGGTGGACCTGTTGAAATAGAAATGACTGAAGAAGGTGGAGCAGAAGTTTCTTTTGATCCTAAAACTGCAAGTCCTGAAGGCGGTGAAGACCATTTTGAAAACCTAGCAGAATTTTTAGGAGAAGAAATTTTAGATCCATTGGGTTCAAAACTATTTGACCAATACAACGAGTACAAAGAATCTCGTGGAGATTGGGAAGAAACTTATAGAAACGGTTTAGATCTTTTAGGATTTAAGTATGAAAGACGAACAGAACCTTTTAGAGGAGCTAGTGGTGTAAACCATCCTGTTCTTGCTGAAGCGGTTACACAATTTCAAGCACAAGCTTATAAAGAATTATTACCATCAGACGGCCCGGTTAGAACTCAAGTTATGGGTGATGCAACTGTGGCTAAAGAAGAACAAGGTAAACGTGTTAAAGATTTTATGAATTATCAAATTATGGATCAGATGAAAGAATATGAACCAGAGTTTGACCAAATGTTATTTTACCTCCCTCTATCCGGATCTACCTTTAAGAAAGTTTATTATGACGATCTTTTAGGTAGAGCGGTTTCTAAATTTGTACCTGCAGAAGATTTGATCGTACCTTATTCTGCAAACAGTTTAGATGATGCAGAGGCAATAATTCACGTTATAAAAATGTCAGAGAATGAATTAAGAAAACAACAGGTTGCAGGATTTTATCGAGATGTAGAACTAGGAACACCTCCTGTTACACAAAATCAATTACAAGATAAAAAATTAGAGCTTGAGGGAATTCAAAAAGATGGTCAAGAAGATCAATACACACTTTATGAAATTCATACTAATTTAGATTTAGAAGGTTATGAAGATTTAGATGTTGGTGAAGAACCAACAGGAATTAAATTACCTTACGTTGTAACTTTATCTGAAGCAGGTCATAAAGTTTTATCTATTAGAAGAAACTATGCGGCCGAAGATCCATTAAAGAAAAAAATAAATTACTTTGTACAATTTAAATTTTTACCAGGAACTGGTTTCTATGGTTTCGGTTTAATTCATATGATTGGTGGTTTAACTAGAACTGCAACAGCTGCGTTAAGACAACTTCTTGATGCTGGAACTTTAGCAAACTTACCCGCAGGATTTAAGTCTCGTGGTATTAGAGTTAGAGATGATGCACAGCCATTACAACCTGGTGAGTTTAGAGATGTCGACGCTCCGGGAGGCAATATCAAAGATCAATTTATGACTTTACCTTTTAAAGGACCCGACCAAACATTACTTTCATTAATGGGTGTTGTGGTGTCAGCAGGTCAACGATTCGCGAGCATCGCAGATTCACAAGTGGGTGATATGAACCAAGCCGCTGCAGTTGGTACAACTGTTGCATTATTGGAACGTGGATCGCGGGTAATGTCAGCGATACACAAAAGATTGTATGTTGGTCTTAAACAAGAATTCAAATTACTAGCAGAAGTATTTAAAAGTTATTTACCCCCTGTTTATCCTTATGATGTACCTGGTGCATCTAGAGAAATTAAGGTTCAAGACTTTGATGATAGAGTAGATATATTACCTGTAGCAGATCCAAACATCTTCTCACAGACGCAAAGAATATCGTTAGCTCAATCTCAATTACAACTGGCGCAATCGAATCCTCGAATACATAATCTGTATCAAGCATATAGATCTATGTATGATGCGCTAGGGGTGAAAAATGTAAATGCAATCTTACCACCACCGGCAGCACCAATGCCGATGGATCCTGCGTTAGAACATATTATGGCAATGAGTATGAAACCTTATCAAGCGTTTCCTGGTCAAGACCACAAAGCTCATATTGATGCGCATTTAAACTTTATGAGACTAAATCAAACTCAAAATAATCCAGGAGCGATGGCTGCTTTACAAAAAAATATACTAGAGCACATTAGTTTAATGGCACAAGAACAAGTTCAACTAGAATTTGTCGAAGAATTACAAGAAGTACAAATGATTCAACAACAAATGCAAGCAGCAGGTGCTGCAAATCCTGCAATGGCGCAAGGTATGATGCAAAATCCACAAATAATGCAGGCACAACAACGTCTACAACAGATTACAAACCAAATTGAGTCTAGAAAAGCGAAGTTAATTGCAGAAATGCAGGAAGATTTTGCTAAAGAAGAAGAAAAAATTATGGGTGAGTATGGTGGAGACCCATTACTACGACTAAAAGGTAGAGAAATGGATCTTCGAGCGCAAGATAATCAAAGAAAAGAAGAAGAAGGTGAAGAAAGATTAAATCTTGACAAGATGAAAGCTCTTATGAACCAAGAAAATCAAGAAGCGAAGCTTGAACAAGAAGCAGATCTTGCTGGATTGCGTGCAGGCGTGTCATTAGCTAAACAATCAATGGCAGACCAAAGCAAAATTCACGATTTTGGTAGAAACTTCGGAAAAAAATAGATATAAACCCAATTAAGGAGAAAACTATGGTTAAAAAAACAAACAAAGGTCGAGACAATGTAAAAATTGTTCCTGAACTTGGTGCAAACTCTAAAGGTGAGCAACAAGGTGGGATTCCTGTGGAAATGACTGACCCGTTTACATCACAAACGGTTGACGTTAGAGGCACAAAAAGAATGAGACCTGACAAAAAACCTGTAAAAGCAACTTGGTACTAGTATGTGGTTATCGGCAATTAAATTAGCCGT